CGCTGACGTGCCCAAAACTCACGTTCCCATTCATCTACGACTGTGTCCCCTGTTTCGGAGGGTCCCTTTTCTTTTATCGTAGCTTGTGGACTAGTGATGCGCTCATAAGTTTCGTCATCGAGAAGCAACAACCAACGCTCTAAGCGATCTTGGTCACTTAGTGTCGGCCTCAGAGGATCGTACTGACTGGGAATCAAAGGAGGCAAGGTGCTTTGAAGAACACGAAACTCGTGTCGCTGTCTCATCTCCCGCACGCGATCCCAAAGCTGAGCGAAACCAAGCCGAGCTGTGACGCTCACACTCTCCTCTCACCGTCCACAGGAGCTCATCGTCCTCTGTCAGCCATTGATTCAACCAGTCAGGTATGTCTCTTACTTGCACGCTGACGAGCGCGAGCGCAGAACAACGGAGACGAGCGTACTCTGATAAGTGATCCCAATGTGCTCCTGAGAGTACAGCGGTCCTCCGATCAATTAAGATACGCTCATCGCCGTTAGGGACCCTAGACACAAGGACTGCTTGATGCTTATCTCCCGTAGGAGCGAGGTAGTTTAGCGTGAGCGTGATCTCGCGGGGAACCAGCGTGACCTGATCCTCTGTCTGCTCTACCTCTGTATCTTCTTGTCCTAGTGTTCTAAGGTCCATTTACTTAGCCTCGCTCGTCATAGATCCTGCGGGCTTGGAAGCTGGCGTTCACACTTACCACAGAGCCCGCTTGTACGGTCCAGTTACGGCTCTCGGCTCTACAGCCTTCGATGCGCCATACTGGGAAGTCACCTACTTGGTCATAGACCTCGATGGTGATCTCTGCAAAGTTTAACACCTCAAGTGTCCCACCGCGTGGAATCATACCTAAATCTTTGAGCGACTCTCCGCTGATACGAACGAAGCCCGCCTGTACGCTGACAGAGCGACCTACAGGTACGATCTCCTTAGAGTCAATGTCACCGAGGACATCGACGCGCTGGAGCACGATGTTCTCTGTGGCAGAGATATTAGATGCGTACCCGATCTCGGTGCCGTCTATGATCAGTTTTGCGCGTGGTGCGCTGAGTACGTTAGCCATTGGTCTGCTCCTTAGAACCTAGCGACAGATGCTGTGATACGGATGAAGTTAATTGGCTCAACCGACGCGACTGTGTAATTCACGTTCAGCGTGTCACCGAGGTCCTCAAGAACTACGTCCTTAAAGGCTTTGATCACACCGTCGAGCACTTGGCGATTCAGCCGAGCTTCGACGATGCTCTTGATGCGGTTTGCGGTCATTGAACGGTTAGCGTCACCGATGTAGATGTCGAGTGCGCCACGGAGATCCCTTACGCTGGCGTTGATGCTCTCGTTGGCGCTGACCTCGCTGTAGATCGGGTTGTCATCCTTCAGCCATGTGGTGACTGAGCGCTCGACCCTCCAGCCGAATGGACCGAAGCACAATGAACATACGCCCTTTCGGATCGCCTCACTTGCATCTTTATTGCCGTCCCATTGACCAAGGACATCAACAACGTCAGGGTACTTACGGGTCAACGGAGTAGCGACTGGCGTCCCTGCTTGCATACACGCGAGCATAAGCGCGAGCCACATGGGATCACGGGTCACCGTCTTACCGAGTGGGTCGATTAGCTTAATAGATTGACCAACAAGCGCCATGTTGCGGTCGTTCATACTGGAGCTCTTAGCGCGTGTGTTTAGCTGGGTCAGCGACTCATTTGCGTCTGCACCGATCCATGCGTTGCGCTCACGCCCTGCGATAGCAGAGTTACGCAGGTGCTTCTTGATCTCACCGTGTACGTCCTCATCCCCGCTCCAAGGAACAATGATCTGAATATCAGAGCTCTCGATGTTAGTGAGCGCTGTTGTCCAGTTAGAGAGGTTCGCCGAAGAAGAAGAACCGCCGGACAGCATCGCGGTGAGCGGTACCGGAGAAGAAGACTGCGCCACAGAGCGAATACCGTTTGTGGCACGCTCAGCGCTAACTAGGTTCGAGCTAGACAGCGCACCGATGATCTCCGCGAGATCACAGCGGATAATCGCAGAGCCGTTTCCTACAGAGATGTCGTTGTCAGAGAACGCATCGAACTCGTCAGGTGCATAGTCTTTACCTGCTGTGTAGACTGCGGACACGCTAGGGAACTGATCCACAGCTTCGATCATCTCTGAGAGGGTGTTGAAGTCCGCAGGATCTAGTGTCTTAGATCCCGATACAATTAGCTCGCCTGTGTATGCTAGGTCCGTCGAGTTTGCCACGATGCTAGACACGCTACCGAAGGCAGATGTGCTCTGATCTGCGCTGTCTTCAGCAGAGAATGTGTACGATGCGGTGAGCGCGAGCCCGCTAAGGTCCTCACCGATCACCGTAACAATCACATCGGCTGTGTGTGCCGTACTACCAAGAGACAGCGTAAGCTCGCTGTCAACCACGATGTCAGATACATCGAATGTGACAGCGCCGTTGCTCATAGCCTCTTCTTGTGTCCAGCTGTAGATGATCCCCTCGATGCGGTTGCCTTCGATGCTAGAGACATCGAGCAGGTTGCCCTCGTAGCTGATTGAAGCGACATCGTCGCTCTCGATGCCCTCGAACACCTCAGAGACGCCGTCACGCACGACCGTGATGTTCACTTGGTCTGTGCTCGTGTTCTCAATGGTGACCTGTGTGCGGTTACCCTTACTACCCCATACCTTACTCTTGAGAATAAGCGCAGGGGCTGAGGGCGTACCTGCGTCATCAATGCTGAGCTGAGCCTGTGTAGTAGGAGCCACGTTGAGCATCGTAAGTGTGTTCGCACCTGCTGGTACGCGCTCATCGAGAGAAGGAGCGAAGGCCACCTTACCAATGTGCGCGAGCTCACGGTCGCTGTGATCGTACCGTACCAAGCTCTGTGCGCTGGTGAAGGTAAGCGCCTCATTCTGCTCGAATGAAGGGAAAGAACCGACGAGACAGACGTTACCAGTACTCGCCTCTTGTCCACCGAGCGCAGATGCGTCAATCTCTGCGTACACCGCAGGACGGTAGACCTTTAAGCCGTTGAGATTCAATGAACTAGGCATAAATGCTCCTAATTGTTCGATGGGACAGAAGGTGTGACACCGCCCTGTATTCCTTCGTCGGTCGTGTATGTGTCACTTAATACTAGCACATTATCAAGTGCATATGTCGATGTGTCTCCGTATTCAGCGTTCGGCGGAATAGAGATTTGTACTTGGTACTCACCCCTCACCCGCTGGCGCTTTACATAGATCCCTAGCTCCTCGCTCGCGAGCTCCTCTTCGGGAGTCAGCGGGTCAGAGCCGTCGTATCGGAACACATGATACCCAGCACGGTGCATTGGTCTACGAGCGAGCGCGAGAGACGCTCTACAGAGCACATGGTACACACGCGCCATGTCAGGAGAGCGTGCGAACAGCGCCAGCTCCACCGACTCAGCGATCATATACGTGTCGAGCGCTCGTCCTTCTGAGTCTGTACCGCCGTAGTCTGATAGTAGCTCTTGGGTCACCGTCTCAGACTGAGGGATGACTGTGATCAATGGAGCTTGCGCTGTGCCCTGCGCGTGACGTGAGCGCACCGAAGGGTAATGGTCACCGCTGAAATCATTGAACCACGCAGTCAATGTAGCAGGGCCAACGCCCACAAAGAGCCTGTTAAACTCTGTCTCACGCTCTTTGTAGTATTTGAGTCCTGCGTTGATCGCTTGGATAACATGGAGATCAAGAATCATCGGTATACCTGTTGGATAAGAGCAGGGAGACGCTGAGCGACCTTATCAATGTACCTACGCGCTGTCACGCCCTTAGACATCCAAGGCTTACCGTTCATCGAAGCGCGTCTCCATGTACGGTAGCCCGATGTTTGTGCGACCATCTGCGGGCCACTCTTACCGCTCCTCATCGAGTACCCTGACACAAGACGCACCATGCCCGCTAGTGGGTCAGATGCGTGGTGAGGCTGAAGCTTCGCTACGGTGTTCTTAGGGAACCTACCGCCCCAGCTTGTCCCTTGTGGCGTGCTGATCGTTGGCTTCAAGCGCGATGCTCTACGGTACGCCCTCTGTCCGCCCATCTTTGTAATGCTCTCTTTCGTATGATCAAAAGGAACATTGAGGTACAGCGCTCCGTTCTTACCTGTCCGTATGTTGCGCGTAGACGCTCGGAGCAAGAACATACGCACGTCATACGGGCCACTAGAGCCAATACCGCTCGGACCCATACCCTGCTCTACAATGTGAGCTAAGATCGACGTAGAAGGGGACGCAGGGAGCCCACAGATGAATCCCTTCGGCGTGACGTTTCTAATCTGTAGACTGTTCATGTACGCTTGTCGAGTCTTACTCAGCCCTCGGCGGGCATGGGAGCTCCACTCTGCAAGCGTTAATTCAGCGAGCGTCTGTACACGAAGGAGCGCTGTGTCTTGAGATAGCCCTAAGTTATTTACGAGCTGGCTCATCTGTACTTGCAAGTTAGCCATGATCGTACCCCATAAACTCAAGCGAACAATGTGCTTGGATAGGGAGCATCAACGCGCTCTCTGTTGGCGCTTTGCGCTTCGTGATCGAGTCACGGTGCGTATGGGGGCGCTCTGCCACATAGTACCTCGGACGCGCATAGTACGTGATGCTGTACCTAGCCCCTTCCACAGGAGCTGTATCTAACGCATCGCCGAGCGTGAAGTCGATCTTACCGTCTGTTACTACAAAGTCTGCGCCCTCTACGAGCACATCAGCCTCTGTACTTAGCCCATCGAGCCCTGCTCGCTGGAGTCTTGTCACGCCGAGGCTTGTCTCGCCGTCAATCAAGTCTAGCGTCCTCGCTTGAATCGGGTAACGAAGCGACTCAATCGCATTTGATGTGCGCACCTTCGTCTCTCGGAAC